TCGTTAAATTTTTGAATAAACCTAGAGCCTTTTTCAACATATTTTTCTTCCTTAACAAGGACTTTAATAGAGTCATTGGTATTTAGCTTACCGTGACTTTCCAACCAATTATATGCAGATTCGGTGTAGACTTTTTCATCCAAGAATACACTCAAATACTCATATGCATCGGTAATATCTTCTTCGATTGCACTTAAAGAACCACTGTTATTAAAACTAATAAACTTTCTAAAGTCTTTGTTGTAAGTTTCTTTAAGTTGTTGAGATTGTGTCCACTTTTCGAATCTTGCGTTTTCTGCAATCATCTTAGTCAACTTTTGATTTCTCATGTAACTGGCTTCATTGGTTGTATCAACAAACACCATGGTTGTATTGTAACCTAGTTCTTCCAGTTCTTCTTTGACTTGAATCATGTGTTCATAGTCATCGGCAGGACCATTGATAATCAAAGGACCACGATTACGAATTGCTTCTCTACGGAAGTCACCTGATTTTTCAGAAAGTTGTTTCTTATCCATCAGATAGTTAAATGCCTGACCAACATTCAACTCAACTGCTTTACGTTCTGCAATTGCTTCACGAATGATAACATCTTTACCGGAACCAGGTCCACCAGTCACAAAGATGGCTTTGAACAAACCACGATTGTAGTTTTCGTTGATACCCATGCCACGGCGAACATCACGGAACAATTCTTTTGCATGTTTTTCTGGAACGTGTGATGGTATGCCTTGTTTGAATTCACCAAAGTTATTATTGGATGCATGTTCACGCATTTTAGATGCGGACATACCTTCTGCACCTTCGGCATCAGGGTCACGGTGTCCAGCAGACTTCACTTCAATCTTTTTGAAGTTGTATAGTGAACCTTTACCTACACCATTGTATTGTTTTAGTTTATTTTCATATTCAGGAATACGGTCAGAACCTGCAACCATAATCAAGTGGTCGTGGCCTGCTTGAAACAGTTTTTGAGCATGTTGTAAGAAAGTTGGATGTTCTTTCGATGATGCTTCAATATTTGAACCAGGGAAAAAACGTTTGGCATGTTTCAGTTTAGATGCAACATCCAATGGATTCTTTTTTGCATCAACTGAATGTGAAATGATGATATGGTGTGGTGCCTTATAATCATTTGCAATTTGTTTTACTTTATTGACTAATTTTTCGTGGCCAATAGTAGGTGGATTCATCCGACCAAAAGCCATAACTACTGGCTTCTTGGTTTTTGAATCATCTTCTAATTTTTCTAAAAATGATTTCATTAGTCTTTAAATCCTAAACTTTTCTTAAAATTGAACAAATGTTCGTCATTATCTAAATCAATATGACTTTTATCCAAGCCATTTTTACCATCAGGATGAAATGCAACAGTTCTAGCTGACTTGTTACCTTTCTGTTTCTCACGAATTCTCCAGACACCTTTACCTGATATATTAGGTAGACCGTGGCCAGTTTCATCTTTTTTACCTACACTATACGTTCCAAAACCACCAACTTGTAACACATGAACGTGATGGTCTTGTAGGTAGGCATGACCTGGATCCAAATTCGGATGTTTAATCTCAATTGTCTTTGCTAGACCTGAAGCTGTCGTTTCAGCCTTGTTAGGATCTTTTAGGTGTTTGTTTAAATGTTGCAAAATGCCAGATTTTTCTATTTGTTCAGCGTACTTTGGTCGTTTACTTCTTGCGGCGTCACCAATATGCCAACCTTTTTCTTTTGTGTGATGAATGGTCAATTGACCCATGGCCGCAGTTACACCATTCTTTGTTTCACCATTTAATAAGTTTCCATCAACAGTACCTGGATGGAATGTTCCTTTTTTACGATTTTCAACAGCAAAGTCTGTACCTGAGGTTGAACCTGCACCAGATAAGTGTGAAGGCATAATTTGATGTTTTTTCAAACGTTCAACAAACTTGGTTTCATAATCATGTCCTTTGTTTGTTGGAGCCTCACCTGGTTTGTGTAGTTTAGATAGAGGAATAATTTGTTGTAATCCTAGGTGGTCTCTTGCATCCACATGCATTTTCCCACGAAAATTCAACACTTTTTTAATTTGAATTTTTGAACCGACTGGCAAATCCTCATGTTCGGCTGCAAGTGTATGTGTGAAATCTTTTGAATTAATATATGGTTTGATATACTTATCAATATGTGCTTGTGCCATTGCACCAGAAGATGATAATTTACCTCTTTCTTCCGCCAACAATAAGAAAGTTTTGAATGTAAGCATTAAATGTTCCTTATACCCGCAAAGTTTCTACGTGAGAATTCTGCACGGTTAACAAATTTATCAGATTCGTTACCATGGTGAAATACGTAACCTTCAGGATTGGCCTTCTCACCACCATGTGTGTGCTCGAATTCTTGGTGTTGATTCATAACGTTAATCAACGCATCTTTGGCCTTTTGTAGATGGCCATGTAGTTTGAATATGTTATTGTAATGTTTCTTATTGCGTTCAATCTTATCAAGTTCAGACTTCAGTTCACCTTGTTTGGTAACCCTATTCTTTTCAACTTTCAACTTATCAATATCTTTATTCTTCTTGGTTTCTAACCAATTTTTAAAGTTCTGGTGATTAGGTTCTTCACCTGTACGAACTGTATGATTCATATAAGTTTCTAATGCACCACCAACACCGTGATGTTCTCTGGTGCCTGCATACATGTCAAAACCATGTGTGTCGTGTTGTTTCTGTGCAGCAATAATATGTTTATGGAATTCTTTTTGTTCTTCTTTACCAAAATGAACTTTAGATGTGTCCATTCTTGGATCCACAGAGAATACATCAGGGTGTTTTTGGAATTTCTCGTGGTTTACTTCATGTGAAGCATTTAGATTGTGTGAATCGTCACCGCTATATGATAGGTGAGTTACAACACCAATCTTGGCTTTTTTAACTGCGGCCGCATGGTCTCCGTGAGCCGTATAAGTCAAACCTGAAGGATTTGGATGAAATGAATGTCCTTCACCAGATTTAACTTTATCACCTTTTGAAGTTCCAAACATCATATCACCTTGATAAACACCTTCTTTTGGTGCAATCTTAGGTAGATGTTCTAGTGCATCTTTCAATTTAGAAACCAACCCTGGAGCGTGTCCGTGGTTCATTTCAATATCTTTTGGAGTGTAGTTAATCTTTGGAGTCTTGTTGAAAGCAGACTTGGATGCAACAAAAAATTTACCAGTTTTTGGGTGATGGCCATAGACAATTGCTGGTGAACCATCATATTTTGTTGTTAATTCTGAAGTCTTCTTGCCTTTAGAGATGTGGTCAGCTGCTGCGGTCAAAGACTTAATTGCATGTTGAGCACCTTTTTCTCCAGTCTGGAGAGGACGGTCTTCTACGTGCGTCAGATGTTTAATCTGGCGACTCGCACCTTCTTCTTCTTCTTCGGTGCTCTCTTTGATGTAGGTTTTGAAAGATAACATTAATACCTCTGAGATTTGCAACACACTTTGGTTGCCACAATGTATTTATAACAGTTTCACCTAGACTGGTCTAAACTGTAGGAATGTTGGGAATGATATATACTCGTTAAACTATCTTGGTGGCCACAATGGTCAAGATATTTGGTAGTGAATCTACTGGTCTGCGAATACCATCTTCTTCGTTTCCAACGTGGACAATCTTATAACCAGAGTCGGTTAGAAGTCCGACCAACCCATGAACGTCAAAATGATGGAAGTGTTCGTTTGGTTTTCTGTGTTTCCAAGTTGTAAACCATTCAGAACCCTTGTGTTCATGGAACCAAGGTAGTGAAATGACCACATGTTTAGTCTTTAGATTTCTCAAGAAACCTTCTAGGTCTGGTTGTTCCATGTGTTCTAAAGAGTCAAAGAATGTTACAACGTCAACATCAATATCTTCTACACGGTTCAATCTGGTGACACCCTCAGGTACAGGATAATCTGAAACATCATATCCGTAGGCTTTTTTGGTGATACTACAATACTTTAAAAAGGCACCATTTCCGTAACCAACATCACAAACCGATTCAAAATTGTCAATATAATCCCACAAAACATTGTATCTGATTTGTGACATTTTATCTGAAGGAATCTTGTTGTAGTATTCCATGTAGTCGTTTGAGTAAGTAGGACCGGGACCTGTTCTAACAACTTGATGCCAGTGACCAGGTCTAATCATTTCATAATTTTTAATCATAGTAAGTCTTTCAATTCGGATGCATGAACTAATTTACAGTTTCTATTTGTATAGAAGTGTCGTTCAAAAGTTTGTTGAATGTTTTTACCATTGTCCCAAAGAATGTCTTCACCATTCCAAAACTGTGGTGCCCAATCTTCTTTTTTCCAAACAACCCACATTTCTTTGTCAAGTAGGTTGGCCAAAACGGCAGAACCGGTAAAGTTACCAATGAAAGGTTTGTTGGAGGATTTAATGATAGCACAGTTTGTCAACAAGTCTTCATTATAGTCTAAAAACGTCACTCCGTCAAGTCCTGCCAAGACATTTACTG